TAAATTAAATCCTAAAGAACCTTGATCATTATTCCAGTTATATGCTACATTATTTTTATCAAATTTGGGTAATTGTACTTGAATGTAAGTAGAATATAATAAATCGGCATGACGACCAATAATAGCCGTCTGTTTAGTTCCCCATTGAGATTGTCCAGAAAAATTTACACGAAATGGCTCCATAGCAAAATTGGTATGGCGTTTAAACAAACTTTTCCAAAACGTAATCTGAGGATTCCCAGTAATATATGCGTCTTGTGCTCCGTATGCTACAAGTTGTAGTAAACCGCCTCCCATTTTATCTTATACCAAATACTCTTTTCTTTTTAGTGGTGACGTCTGCGACGACGCTTAGTTCTTCCTCCAGTAGTAGCAGCGGGTTTTACTTCAGGAACTTCAGGAGTTTCAACTTCTTTCTCACCTTCTTTTTCAGACACAACTTCACCACCTTTTTTATGGTAAGAAGTTTTTGCAGCTTTTAATACATGTTTAAACCAACCCTTACCTAAAGATTTCTTTTGTCCAGACATTTTCTTCATAGTTTTCTTAACATGCATCATCCATTTATTTACCATTTTATTATGAACGCGAGAGAATTTAAATTACTATGGATTTATCACCAGTTGTAGGATTTGAATCATAAATAGGTGAAGTATGCATCATTGGTTGAAATGAATGAGTTGCAGGATCTGGTAAAACAGCTTTTTTAGCCTCGACAGGTTTAAAACGTAAATGTTGTGGTTTCAAAATAAGACTACCTTGTTGAAATTTTTCAATATTTAATTCCATCATCATATCTAATGAACCATAATTCATTAAATTCCATTGACATCCATAACCAAATAATATAGTTGGACTATTATTTTTTAAATCAGGATCAGGATCAGGAACAACCATACATATACTTGTTTTATTTGATTCAATTAATTCTTCATGATCATAAGGTTGTGAAGCTTGCATATACGTTAATCTACGCAAATTAGATGTAGACCATGATAAATTAATTAATTCATCCATTAATGTATTTTGAACTCCACCAGAAACAATAATAAGTTTACCTTTTAAATTATCAATAGGTTCTTGTGCTAAATTTTTACGATGAAATGCATAATCTGGATTTAAAAAATATTGATTTAATGTAGAATCTTTAATTATTTCTGCAGCTGCATTTATTGTTTTTGTATTATCTGTATGAAACATTAAACTTAAAATAAAAGGATCACTACTTACAGATGTTTCTACACTATTAAATGCAGTATTTGCTAATGCACGACAACAACTTTCTAAAGGAATAGAATTTTTTGCATAATTATATCCTAAAGTTTCATTTTTTAATCCTACAACAGGTTTTCCATCTTCATCATAAATATCTAATTCTATTAATCTTGCTCCAGCTTTAACTACTAAAGGTATAATACCATCTGAAATAAAATCAGATGTATTTGTTGAAGGAAATACTGAATATGCAGATGAAGCTACATAATAATCACATAATTTTCCTTCAGAACTACCTAATGGTGTTAAAGAAGTAACTTTTGTATATGCTCCCATAATACTTTTTGCAGTGCTTACAGAAACAGAAGGTCCTCCACCTAAAAAGTTAGTAAAAATATAATAAATAGACCATAATATTAACGCTATTACAAAGGCAATTAAAACCATATATAGAACTTCCATTTATTAATTAGTTCTAAAAAGAACATTACGAAAAGAATTCATAACTTCATCTGGAATTCGTTCTCCCATAGGAATTTCATTTAAGCAACAATAATGAAAAAATAATGAATACATTCCACATTCTGAATTTTTATATTGATGTTTAGTTGTATTATAAGTTGTTTCAATTTCTTTATCATGTATTTTAGTAGCATCCCATTCTAATTTCCATCTTAACATTAATCGTTTAATTTCAGATTCAGGTGTTCTTGCATAAGAATCAAAAAATGTTATACGTGGATCAACTTCAGGTCTTAAATCACAATATAATGCCATCCAATGTTCTCCTGGTCCTGTATGTACATCTGTATTAAAAATTATTCCAATTTGATCCTTACCTTGTTTATAAAGATCTTTCAAATTCGTAGAACATAATGTATCAACAATACATTTTCCTTCAGGAGATTTTAAAACAAAATCAATACTAACACAACCTAGAAATTTATATCCTTTAAAAATAATTTCAAATTCATCTTCTAATTTATTAATATCTTGATCAGATAACCAATCTGTAGGTTTACTAATCCATGAATCTGGTGCCTTAGGTTTTCCTAACATATGTGAAATTACACATGAAGATTTACCTCTGCATCTAGTTCCAAATTTATCTAATATTTCTTTCCATACTTGTTCAGGTGAACCAGATTGAATATTACCTTTAAATTTTTTATTATATATATGTCTTAAATTTTCAATTTCTTCTTGATCAAACATTCTTATTAAAAACGGAATCTTTTTTTATAGGAAAGAGGGTCGCAGGTTAGGTTTAACTATACGTAATTGTAGATGAAAGCTTATGAGTATCTTTTGAGGATTTACACTTCTTAAGAAAAAATGAGTGGAAGTTTATGAAAGCGTATAATTAAAACTAATCTGAGCAGACAATGATCACACCTCATGAAGTGTTGAACAAAACTCTGATATAGAATCTATATAGATAGATATAATTTTCTGCAGAATGAGGCAGTAAATCTAATTGAAGATATTCATTTAGGGGGAAAGTATTATTATTTGAAAAGCTTTAAGTTGTTAATAAGGTAATAAGATAATAATACGTGGACGTTGAAAAACGACATAAGATATAGCGAATCACGGCTATAGTCAGGAAATTTTACTATTGTAACAAATTGTAAACGTATATATTTATAACATATATGAAAAAAATTGGGAATAGTTTTAGACTATTACAGATATATTGCGTAGGTTGAGCATATATCCTTAAATTTTGATTTATTAAAATTTTTGCTTGTAAAACGGATTTATTGTTTTTTTAACATAATTATTACACACACAAACACAAAAATGGTTCGTCAACATCAGTCTTACAAAGTCCTTCAGGATATTAAAATGCAAGGTGGTGACCCATATTTTCCTCAAGATTATCGAATTCAATTCATTATGCCTTCAAAGGTAAATCCTGCAATGAGCAAGATCTTTCCTATTCTTATGAAAGGTAAAAACAAAGAAGATCCAATTATTTATACTCCTTATACAGGAGCTATTCATCGTTGGGGTTAAAAAATGGATTTTATGAATTCTTTTTATTTTTCTAAAAATGGATACAATAATAAATTTTCAAAGAAGTATTTTACTAGCTAGACAATTACTTGAAGAATTTAATAGAACAGGTGATATTAAAGTTCTTGAACATTTAGAAATTGTTAAACAGGGTATTTTAGACTTACTAGCAAAAATGGAATCTTACAATATGAATGATTAATAAAAAAGATGGATCCTGAACTTCAGATTCCTGAACCTAAAAAATGTCAAGGTTGTATAGATGATGAACCTAATCAATTAGCACATTATGGTGGTTGTATGCCAGATTTCTTTGCTGGTGAAACATGGGAAGATTAAAACGGAATTTTTCTTTTCTTTTTTCAAGTAAGAAAAAAAATGAATAACGATGACAAAGCCAGTCTACGCCTTCTATCTATTCAACTAGCAGAACATCAAGCAGAACTTGATCAACTGAATGGTAGACGCTCTGAAATCAATCAAAGTAAAAGTCAAATTGAAACATCAATTAAACAAATTATTACTAAGGCAGAATATGCTCAAATTAATCAACTAGCTCTTTCAAATGGACAATCAATTCGAATTATAAGACAATATTCTAAGGGTTGGTCACTTTCCAAATCAAGATTCAGAGACTTAGTCCATGAATTCTGGAATTCACCAACTGAAAAGAATCCTGAAAATCTTATTAGTTACGTTTATAATAGTGTCCATGCAGATTCACAAACTCATGACATAAAACTTGAACTACGTTAAGCTAATTTAAAAACGGACTTATACACTAACTATTTTTTATTTATAAAACGATGGAATATAATCCTTATAATCCTAAAAATGTTTCGTTTAAAGAAAAAGATATATTGAACATTTTGAATAATCATAATGTTCAATATACAATTAAAAATTTAGAAATCTTTCAAAATGCAATGGTACATTCATCATATGTTTCACGTTCAGAATATATGACACCACAAGGAGATAAAACTATTCTTGTAGATAAACCTTCTAATTGTCTAGGATTATTTCCTGAGTCTTATGAAAGATTAGAACATCTTGGTGATTCTATTTTAGGTGCAATTGTGGCAACTTATTTATCTAAAAGATTCCCTGTACAACAAGAAGGATTCCTAACAAATTTACGTAAAGAAATTGTATGTAATTCTATGTTAGGTATTCTAACTCAAAAAATTGGTCTAGATAAATTCTATATTATTTCTCGTCATAATGAAGATGTATGTGCAGGAAGAACAAATACTAAAAAATTAGGAGATATCTTAGAAGCATTTATTGGTGCTTTATGGACAGATTCAAAGAATGATTTTCCTATAGTCTATACATTTGTAGTTTCACTAATAGAAACATATATTGATATACCTAGAATCTTACAAAATGATACAAATTTTAAAGATCAATTACAAAAGTATTGTCAAACATTCTTGAAATATACACCCGTTTATAAGATGATTTCATCTATAAATGGATATACAATGATTGCTTTAGGTCAAGATAAAGAAATTGGTAGAGGATTTTCACAAACTAAAAAACAAGCTGAACAATTAGCTGCACAAGAAGCTTTAGATAATTTACGTAATAGTTAGACTAGTTTTAGGTGTTCTAGGTAATCTTCGAGAAAGTAATTCTTTGTGAATACCTGTAACAGACATATCTTCTGCACCTTCAGCAATACCTTCAATTGCTCGTAAAACTTCAGCTACACGTTGTGGTTGATCAGCAAATTGTAGAAGTAACTGTGTTCTAACAATTTGTCTTTTTAGTGGAGGTTTAGATTGTCGAATAGTTCTTGCAAGAGTTCCTGTACCACCACCTTCCAAATTAAAATTATCAACTTGATTTTCTCTCATAAATTCTAAGATCTTTTGTGATAACATAATTTTTTGTTCACGTATAAATTTTTGTTGTTTTTGTAGCTCACGATTTTGATCATCAAGACCAATCCATTCTTTAATTACTGCTTTAATTTCCTCTGAGTCCCCCATTTCTTTTTAAGATGGTGTCCACGAGTAAGTCGTTTTCCACCTTTTGGAGGATATTTAGAAGCAATATCTGTTAATTGTTGTTGATGTTCTTCTAAAGCTGTAGGTTTTATTTGAGCAGCTAATGCAGAAATTTGTTGTTTTAATTTTAATTCATTATCTGGACTTTGAAGAAAATCTAATAAAATTTCTCTTGCTTTCATAAGTCTTTCCATATCAGGAAATTTATATTGTTCTAAATTTTTATTCATTGGATCTGGTAATAATTCTTCTAATTCATTTGCAGGTTGATCACCATATTGTTCTCTAACTAATGTAATTAAAGTTCTACGTCTTATAGATAAATCTTCTAATTTTGGTTCAATTTGTTTTGCTAATTTATATACTAA